CTAAAGTTCTGCAAGTAAGACGCAGTGCTTACATCCCAAGCTGTGCTTAGGTCATACTCGTTAACATCATCTCCAGCAGTCCCAATAACATACATCTTTGTCCCATCGGGTTTGAAGAATACGCCAGTTGGACTTGTTTCTTGAGCAGCAACACTAAACCTCCCATAAGCAGGTGGCTCTGCATTAGCTAGGTCATAGCCGTCAGAAATATACAGGCCAGTTAGCCCCAACGTAAATCCGAGGGCAGTACCCGTCGTAGGTGGGTTGCTAAACACAAACGTAGTTTCAGCCGTAGGGGTGTAGCTAAACACGTTACCAGAAGTCAGGTCAAGAGTTGTGCCTGTGATCGTTCCCACCTTCTCAGCAACGGGCGATGGCTCAAAGAAACCCTTTGTGTAGTCGATGGTTATAGCCATTGCTACCTCCTTTAGAACGTCACTTCTGACGTGTTGATTGTTGCGACCCAGCGGATATTCGTAGACGCTTCGCCAGTAACTTCGATCTTGAGGGCCCCGTTTGTTGTGTCTGCGGATAGAGCCATTCCCCAAGCGGGTGTATTATCTAGAACGGTTGTAGCGCTGTTGACTAACACTGTGGTGCCCGCTGAACCTTCCCTACGGATCAAACCTTCGACTTTCCACGCTGCACAAGCTGTTCCGCCAGATGCTTGCTGACGTGCTACGATGGTGCCGTGAAAGGCAAAGGCTGAGTTGTTGGGCAGGATGACTTGGTTGGTGGAGCCAGCCACAAGTTGGTTTGTTGTTAGAGCTTCAGGTGTGGCGTCTGTAGTGTCGGAACGAAGAACAAGGGAAGGCGCAAGATCATCCGCCGTTGCAGCCACAAACACCACGGCTGCCCCTGTGAGGCTCAGTAGGGAACCTGTGGAGCTTTCCCCTAATGTGCGTGACAGAGTGGTCCCGGACGCCGTGTAGGTGCCTGAACCAATCTCCCAAGCCGTGCCGTCCTCAATCACATAGCGGACAACATTAGTGTCAACTAAGCCCGCATCAGCGAACGTCTGGTAGCCACTCTCAGCAGAGCCAAGCGTGATTGTGCCTGTGCCTGTAGTGGCAGTAGCGACTTTGGCTCTGTTTACGAGAGTTACCATTCAGAAAACCTCCGGGGCTGGTGGTAGTTACCACTTATGCGATACGAATGATAGCGTTCGAAGCATCCGCCGTAGGGAACTGGATGGTGAAGCTACCCGTTGTCGAGGTCTTGTCCGCCCCGAAGTCCAAAACAGCAACAGTTGGGTTACCCGCCGCCGAGCTGTTGTAGATCAGCGCCCCTCGTGCCGTAATAGTTGCCGCTGTGAACTCGAGGTCGTCGAAGTCAGTAAGAGCTGTCGTGCCCGACGTAGTTGGCGTAATATTGGTCAACGCACCGCCCCCTGCAGCGTAACTGCCTGAGTTGGCCACTTCGTTCGTCACTGTATAGGCTGTGGTGGCCGCGGTGAACGAGGCACTGTTCGTATAGAGCGCCAGCTTAAACGTGTCACCTGTCGAGGTAGTGAAGTTGTGTGTGCCCGTCAGCAGTTCTTGCTTGAACGATGTGCACATAAAGTTACCAGTAAAGGCCATTTAAAGTCTCCCGAGTTGCGCTACGAGGTCAGGAAACCCAGCCTCTTGTATTTTCACGTGCATTGTTGCACGGTCTTCCTTTACCGCCACTTTAATATAATGCATAATAACTTGCAACATCTGAGATTTGTATGCCTCCGCCTGCATACGTATCTCTTCCGGTGCGGAACTTGACACATTCATCAGCTTGGCCACACACATTTCAGCCACTGCTTCAGGACTGTGACCACCATTGCTCGCAGTGTGAACTTTTATGCCATCAAAGCCAAAGGCCATATTAACGCTCATCATGTGCTCCCATCACGGTAATCGTCCCGCTTGCTCAGTATCTTGACACCCGTCAGGTCACCCACTGCAGTGGTGTACCTATTATTGTACTCGGTCAAGAGGTCTGCGTCCCCTTTCATGTACACATAAGCTTCCACCAAAGTGCCATACAAAAGAGCCGCCTCGGCGTTGTCCCCGTACCACGACGTACCAGACTCCACGATTGAGGGTGGGTCGTAATAATAGTGCAGCTCGACCGTGTATGTTTGGTCTGCTGTTGGGCCCAAAATAAAGTTGCCGTGTTCCGACTCGTAGTCGCCATCAAACTGCGCATAATAGATCGGCTTACCTGTGGCACTGGCCGAGGGGTAGGCTTCGCGTATGAAGTTCACATCCTTGTCCAGCAGATAGGTGTAGTCCCCGGCGGAGTCCACGACGGCTATGGAAAAGGGTGCGAGGAAATCAACAGGTCGTCCGAGATATTGAGCACCGTTGTCGATCACCCCAGTCACGTTCTTACGCAGTTCTGGTAGCAGCACAGATCTGTTGATCCGCTCCTCTGCCTGACGGACAAAGTTGGGGATATTGGAGACGAAGCTCGTCTCCTCGTTCTGCGTGTAGTCCTGTATAGCCGCTACCAGCTCAGTATAGTTCATCAGAACCTACCCCATTTTGTATTCGCCGCCACGGGTTGCTACACCCATGCCACGACATTTTCCACCTTTGGCCATCTTTTTGACTTTGCCACCATATGCCTTCTTGGTCGCTTTGTCTTTGTCGCGCATCTTCATAAGGTCGGAATCACCCTTTTCACCCTTAGGGGTCATATCCATGGGGCGTTCTTTAGGTCGAAGCGACTTTGCAGGCGCAGTGTTCTTGCTCTTCATTTCAGTCTCCTATGACTACAGTTAAAGTTCCAACAGTCCCACTCATGCTCTGAGCGGGGTTTCCTACCGGGGCCCAGCCCCACAAACCTCGACCCGGGTCCACATCTGGACGTGCATTGAGGAGAGATTGAGGGTCTGTCGTATTGACCCTACCAATGAAATTCTGAGGCTGGTCGGGGTCAAACATGTCTTTACCCACGCGCAAGCCTGTCCGAACACCGTGCTGAACCTCCCAAACGAGATCCTCCAGCTTGTAACGGAATCCGCTGCGGTCACAGATACCGTATGCGTGCTTGCCACTTGAGTAGGCTGGCATCACATACCTCCCATAGCAAACGGAACGATGCGCAGGGTTGAGCGGTCCTCGTCCTCACGAGCTGCCATACGGAACTGATCCTCGTATTCCTGCTTGAGAGGCAAGACCCGCGCCGCGGCCTCAGGCTTCTTCATGGCAATGTAATAGGCCAACCCTGAAACAAGGGCAGGGACAAAACGAGGAGGTATTGATTCGGTGGCGCCACCGATACCCGCTGCAATCCCATCAATGCCACGGAGCCTGTAGTAGGCCAATGTGTACGAGGTTGTCGCGTCTGGAACCGGCCAGAGTGTGACCTGCACGTTCGTGGAGTTTCTCTGCACATAGATCTGCGACGGGCGCCCCTGTGTCTGCTTGTTACCCTGTTGGGCATACGTAGCCACGCTCATGCGTTCCATGGAGGTGTCTGTCTGCTGCGCCCCTGTGGGGTTGATACGCAGCTGGTGTTCGATGATGTCGATGGTGTCGGCTGGAAGTGTGTAAGTGGACACGCCAGCAACGAGAGGCAGGGTTCCCGCCTCAATCGTAAATAGATTCAGACCTCGGTTTTGCCACTCGAGTGTCATAATGTTTAGGCTACGGCGCGCAGTCTTCAGGTCATACCCCGAGCGCATTTCTAGGCCAGCACGTTCGTAAGCCTCCTCGAACAGCTCAGACATTGGTGGGACTACAACAGCCATCAGCTTTTCTTCCTATACTTGGCAGTCTTGGCAGCGACCTTCTTCGGTTGTGCCACAACCTGTTTACCTTTTTTCGTTCCCGCACGCTTCGCCTTTGTGGTGGCAGGTTTCTTATTGCCTGTGAGCTGTTTGCCCATGGAGCTGCGAGCCATCACCATCTACCCAATACCCATTTGGCATCCGATTGGAGGATTGTTCAGAATACGTGGACCACCGTACATTTCCCGGTTCATAATGTCCAAGGGTATCAATACGGTCGAGAGTGTGCCCTTCAGGCCTCGGACCAAGCAAACCGAAAAATTCATCAAAGGACGTAAACTTGAATAGAACTGCGGCATAGGCAGGATGATGTTTTTTCCCGAGTTTACACCTGCGTTTGGCCGTGTAATAGCTGTTACGCGCAGCGAGTCTATCAGGGTCGTTCTTAACCCCAGTACCCTTTCGAGGGTGCGCTTGGTCTGCGAACCTTGTTTGGTTTCTGCAGGGTTTGCAGAATAGTACCCTACCCTCACGTTCCGCCTTTCGCACGACATCACCACGAGCCTCCCTCGTCTCTTTGCATCGTGGGCAGGTAGTCTCGACTTTTAAATTGCTGTTCCCCATAGGCTTCTCCTGTTGATAGGAGAAATATAGCACCAATTGGCCCGATTGTCCACTTAACTTTATCTGCCCAAAAAGCCGCCGACATTTTGCCTTTGGCGATGTTTTTACCGTGGCGGGCCTTAAACGACTTGCGCTTCGCTTTCATACGGTCGGACTCTCCGGCCTTAGGTTTCCCAGCTGTGGACGCACCCTTCTCGCCGAAGCGGATTGTCTTAACCTTGTCACCCTCTTTGGCCACAACAACGTGCGACTTCTTCGGGTGATTCGGTGTTCGCTTAGGCTTGTTAAAGCCGGATACCCCCGCCCGTGCTAGGCGAGGGTCTTTCTTGGATGTAGGGGTTTTAGCCATAGTACACGTTCACAGAGGCTAGGTTTTCTGCGTACACATACACCCCCTTTCGGGCAAGTAACCCGTTCGCCGGGACTGAAAACCCATTGAAAAAGATGTCG